ATGACAAAAATTAAAGTAGTTGATCAAGATATTATTTTCTTATCATATGACGAGCCTAATGCCGAAAAGAATTATGCAGACCTGTGTAGTAAAGTACCTTGGGCAAAGCGTGTACACGGAGTTCATGGAAGCGATGCCGCACACAGAGCATGTGCTGATTTAAGTGAAACGGAATACTTTGTTACTGTAGATGCAGATAATATTGTTGATCCAGAGTTTTTAAATCAAGTAGTTGATTACGAATCGTTAGGGTTGTCAGCAGAACATGTGTTTAGTTGGTGCGGTAAGTTACATGTCAACGGACTAATGTACGGTAACGGCGGATTAAAAATGTGGACACGTAAGTTTGTACACAATATGAAAACGCATGAACACTCAGAAGAAGGTGACGACCGTGGTAAAGTAGAATTTTGTTTTGATGACAAGTACTATCAGTTCAATGATAACTTCAGCACCTCTTATACTAATGCAACACCGTGGCAGGCATGGCGAGCTGGATTTAGAGAAGGCGTCAAAATGAGTTTAGATCAAGGATCTAAAACAAAAGATTTACGTAAAGTGTGGTGGCAAAATTATCAACGTTTGCTTATTTGGAGTCAAGTAGGTGCAGACGTTAAAAATGGTATATGGAGTATATTAGGCGCACGACAAGGATGCTATCTAACAAACTGTACACCTTGGGACTATGCTAATGTACGTGACTTTGAATGGCTAAACAACTTTTGGGAAACAGAAGTAAAAGATATAGATCCAAATGAAACAGCTGAAAACTTAGGTTTTGAGATATTAAAAGGAACAGGAGTTGATATTTCAACCAAGCCATTAGATCCAGAACAGAGTAAATTTTTTAAGAGTGTCTATCAAAACACTCCAAGGATTATTAGAACTAGATGAGTAACGAACAGCGTATAAAAATACTAGAAGAAAAGCGTGAGAAAATTAACAATGTAAGTTGTTCATTCTGTACGGCTAAATGGTTACAAACTACGCTACTATTACAGAATGGTTACAATCATAGTTGTCATCATCCTGCTCCGCATAAAATTCCATTACAAGAGATAGAAGCTGATCCTGCGGCACTACATAATAGTAGACACAAAAAGAAAATGCGTAAAATGATGCTAGAAGGCAACCGCCCTAGCGAATGCGGATATTGCTGGAAGATTGAAGATTTAGATAAAGACTATTTTAGTGACAGAATTTATAAAACAAGCGACACTTGGGCGTGGGATAAATTCGAAGACATTGCTAAGAGTAACTGGCAAGACAATGTGTATCCAAGTTACTTAGAAGTTTCATTTAGTAATGCGTGTAATTTTGCGTGTGCATATTGTTCACCTGAGATTAGTAGTAAATGGATGGAAGATATAAAACAAAACGGAGAGTATCCAACTACACATGGTTCACATAATTTAGACTATTTAGAAAAGTCTGGCAAAATGCCTTACAAGAATAGAGAACATAATCCATACGTTGAGGCGTTTTGGAAATGGTTTCCTGATGCACTACCTCATTTAAAAGTATTGCGTATTACAGGTGGCGAACCTACTATGTCAAAAGATACTTGGAAGTTATTAGACTATCTTATTGAAAATCCACGCAAGGGTTTAGACATATCAATTAACACCAACGGGTGTGTTGAAGATAAGTTAATTGACAAACTAATTTTAAAAGTTAACCAACTTGCTGAAGTAGGCGTAAAGGTTGATGTATACACTAGTTTAGAAAGTACAGGAGCACAAGCTGAATATGCTCGTGACGGCTTAGACTTTTATAAATGGCTTAAAAATGTAGATAAAATATTAAAAGAAACTAACAGTACAGTTGCAATGATGACAACTATAAACATTTTAAGTTTGCCTTCTTTTTTAGACTTTATAATGACTGTAATGGATTTCCGTAAAGAGTATAATAAAAGTTTTGAAGTTAACAGAATACCACTAAGTATTAATATAATGCATTGGCCACCACATTTACAGTGTACGCTGCTTGATATTGATTATCGAACAAAAACAGCAAATACAATTGAAAATGTATGTAAACAATGGTTAAAATATTATACGAAAGAAAAATACGCTAGACTTTATTTGGAAGAATTTGATCAAATACAAAGGTTATGTGATTATTTACGTAATACAGAGCCAGCAATAGAACACAGAGCTGACTTTGTAAGATACATACATGCATACGACAAGAGAAGAGATAAAGATTTTGTAGAAACGTTTCCGCAATTTGCTAATCTAATAGAGGAATGGAATGCCGAAAAAGCCTGAAGAAAATCTGCAACAATATCGTGATAGAGTATTAGATAGCAAAAGCAAAAGTTTTTGTGGTGCTAAATGGTACAATGCTACTACTTGGTTAGGTAGTGGAACAACAGCTAGTTGTCATCATCCGCCAGCACATCAAATTCCGTTAGTTGAAGTACAGGATAACCCGTCTGCAATTCATAATACTAAGCATAAAAAAGAAATGCGGCGTATGATGCAAAAAGGCGAGCGTCCTAGTGAATGTGAATATTGTTGGAAAATGGAAGATATGAAAAAAGATGCTGTCAGCGACAGGACTTTTAAAAGTATTATCTATTCAGACGAACAGTTACAGCAAGCATACGAAGCCGATGCAGACGACAATACTAATCTTAAAACGTTTGAAATTGCGTTTGACAGAACGTGTAACTTAGCATGTAGTTATTGTAATGCAAGTTTCTCAACTACTTGGGCTAAAGACATTAAGAAGAACGGCGAGTACACAAACTTAGTAAGTGATGGTGCTGGTGCATTTAAGCAAGACGGTAGTTGGACACAGCCTTACAAAAATGATGAAGACAATCCATACATACAAGCATTTTGGAAATGGTGGGATAGCGGCTTAGCAGATAGTTTAGAAGAACTACGTGTTACAGGCGGCGAGCCTTTGATGAGCGGAAACACTTGGAAGTTATTTGATTGGTTTAATGAGCAAGAAACTGATATGCGATTTGCTATTAATAGTAATTTAATTGCTAAAGATGACATCATTGATAAGTTAATTCTAAAAACTCAAGGTATGAAACATTTTGACTTGTATACTAGTTGCGAAGCAACCGGCGCACAAGCAGAATACATTCGTGACGGTTTAGATTATGAACAGTGGCTTAGAAATATTAAGCGTATGTTAGTAGAAGGTAACTGTAATGGTATTAACATTATGATGACCATTAATAGCTTGTGCTTGTTTAGTATTACTGATTTTTTAGATGAAGTGTATAAACTAAAAGAACTTACACAAAGCAGAACACCAACAGTAAGTTTAAATTTATTACGTTTTCCAAGTTTTCAAAGTCCATTAGCACTACCTAACCATATTAAAGATTATTTGCATAATCAATTTAGTACATGGTGGGAGGCGCACAAAGATGATATTGGTTGGCACGAGTTTGAAAAGGCAAGTATTGAACGTTTAATAGATTACTTAGTTACAGTAGATGCTCCGCATAGGCGCACAAGTAATCCTACTACGCTATGGCGTGACTTTAAAACATTCTACCAACAGTATGATGTACGTAGAAACAAAAGTCTAAGTGTATTTCCTAAAATACTAACAGACTGGGTTGAAAGTATTCCAGACACTGATGCAAGTATTATGGAACTTGCTGAAAAAGAAGGGTGGATATTGAAACCCGACTCGAGGAATATTGATGATCCACTTGCGTCCTACGATTAATTTATATTATGATAAAATTATAGACAATATGCCAGTTCCTAACGGCGTAAGTTCTTATAGATTTAGTAACGATATTCATAGAACTCCTATAAGTAAATCTAAAACAGCACCAATTAATGCTATTACAGTATTATTTAATACATTAAAAGTATTAAACGTAGAACGGGTTAATCTATTCTCGGGCGGCGAAAAGGCAAAGAATTTATTTTATCCTTTAGAATTAAGTAGAGGCACTTCTTGGTATAATGCTGAATTTGAAGATTACATTCCTAGTAAATCTTTAAATAGGATTAGAAAAGGAAAAATGAAATTATTAATTTTCGCACCAACTCTGTCTTATGATTTTAATGTTATGTGGAAACTACGAACAAAACTCGATACATTAGGTAGCAAGGGTGTTACACGAGATAAGATTTATATTGTATTAGGCGATGTAAGTAGATCCTATAGAAAATGCTTTGACAATCCAAATGTATATGGTATTGATTGGTGGCAAATATATGCACAATTAGCATACAAAAGTAGATATGGTGAAGAAGATTATTTCTGGGTTTTTAGAAACCCAACATTTTTAAAATTAAATGAAGATCAATTTGAAAAAGAAAACTTTAAATTTGAAAATTGGAAACCTAAGCACATATTTACAGCTCTTACCGGAAATACAGCATTACACAATACAGCATTTATTAGTGAACTAATATATAGAGAGCTTGATTCTTACGGAGAATATAGTTATAACTTGTCTAATAACTTAAAACCTAAAAGTTATGATAATTTTAGAATAATTGATAAAACTCAAAGCATTGAATACATTAATAAAAAGAAGGAAATAATTAATAGTTTAATATTTAAGAAATGCCTTGATAGCACATTAGATGCAATTAATAGACGTCCATTAGATTTTAATAAAAAGTATTATGAAGACAGCCTTATAACAGTTGTTAGTGGTTCTTTTTCGCCCATGTTTAACAAACAATACTTAGATGAAATTAATGTGTGTGCTCCGGGTCTAGGTATTTGGAGACAAATAGCCAAAGGGCACCCATTCATGGCGCTCGGATGTTTAAATACAATGGGATATGTAAGCGGTGAAGGATACTTTCTTCCTACACCAATTACTAACCACTTTTATGATAGAGTTTCAAAGACTCCTAATAAAGTTAGTTTAATGTGTGATAATCTAAGTAATATGGCACAGTTAAGTGAAAGAGAAATACAAGATAAAGTAGAAGAATTAATACCTTATATGGATAGAAATAAACAGAAGTTTTTTAATATGAAACATGGACGAAAATTTGAAAAACTCTTTAGTGAGATGAAATATGAATGATGATTTAAAAAATAGCCCTAATTTTTGTGTTGCACCTTGGATGCACTTGCATGTTATCAATGACGGAAGATCTTTTGCATGTTGTCAAACTCCGTTGCGTGAAGAAAATAGTTTTGGAAATGTTAAACATGAAAAATTAATAGATATTGTTAATAGTCCTAAAGCTAAGAAAATGCGAAAGGATATGTTAGATGGCAAGCCTTTACCTAGTGCTTGTGAACGATGTGTTTCAAAACAACAAAATAATCTGAATACTATGCGTACTGGATTAAATTCTAAATGGTTTGATGAAACAAAAGATTTAATTGCAAAAACATCTGAAGATGGTACACTTTCAGAATTACAGTTAAAGTATTGGGATTTTAGATTTAGTAATTATTGTAACCTTGCATGTACAACATGTTCGCCTTTGTTTAGTACACAGTGGTCAAAGGATTTTCAAAAATTACATCCTGGTGCAGACAAGTACAGTGAAACTCAACTTATTGATCTAAAAGAAGCAAATGTATTTTGGGGAGACATTGAAGAAAATCTTGACACTATGAAAGAAATTCATTTTGCAGGTGGCGAGCCCTTGATTATGCCTGAGCATTGGCGCATTCTTAAAATGCTAGACGAAAAACAAAAATACGACATTGCGTTACGTTACAGTACAAACGGCACAACACTTGGTACAAAAAAGCAAGACGTAATGGAAATGTGGAAGAAATTTGATTATGTTCATCTAAGTATAAGTATCGACGGCGAAGGAGATGCTTTTGAACATATACGTTATAAAGGTAAATGGGATCAAACACTAGAAAATCTTAAAAAGATTAGAGCTAGTCGTGCTGTTGATTATTGGTTTCATCCTACTGTTAGTATACTTAATATATTTAGACTTACTGAACTACATCATGAATTGCACATAAACGATTTAATGCCTTTAGAATCAGTTCATCCACATCGTGGATTTTTTATGGAAAACTATTGGGTTGACAGATTCCATATTAACCCTTTGTTTACTCCTGAGTATTATAGTATTACTGTATTACCTGAATTATTAAAAGAGCAAGCAGCTGACAAGATTACAAAATATGGTAAGAAGTTAGAAGCTGATACAGGAATACCATTCAGTGGTTGGCAAAATATTATAGACTTTATGTATCAACATGATAATAGTTATCTATGGAAACAATTTAAATGGAAATCAAAGCAGATAGATGATATTAGAGGTACTGATGTTTTTGCTTTAAACCCGGAACTTAATAATGCCCCTTCGTAGACAACAATTAAAACCTTATACAAAGCTAATGCCTTCTAAGGTTAAGTGTATTGAAGACTTAATACCTTTTGGGTTTTTTAGCGAAAAAAGTTATAATATTAGATTTAAAGATGGTGTCGACTCTGTTACGATAGATACTGTTCAAGATTCTGAGCTTGCCGGTTTTAAAAAAGATCCGTGGTCTTATAACATAGGACAATATAACTTTAGGAATAATTGGGATCTAACATCTAACAAACAAAATATAGGTTTTTTTGGTTGTAGTTTTACATTTGGCGAAGGAATAAAACAAGAAGATACTTTTGTAGACGTTGTAAGTAAAGAATTAAATTTAAATCCGTTTAATTTTGGTTCTGCAGGTATCGGAGTTGAACGTGTTGCAAGATTATTTAGCGCAGCAACTTCGTTAATAGACTTTGAATATGCTGTTGTTACTTTGCCTGGGTGGCACAGACAATTACATATGGATTCGTATGGAACTATGATAAACTTAATACCGAATTATCCGCATAACGGTTTTGAAAAAATGTCTAACTTGTTAACATCATTAGATGAAGACTACTATATTGTAAGAGCAGCAACATCTATAAACTGGATATATGATATAGCAAAATATAAAGGAATAAAACTAATTTTGTCAAGTTGGGACCACCCACAAAATGAATTTTGTCAAGAAGCATTTCCTAATAACACTATAGACCCCTTTCCAAATATTGATGACAAGTGTGCAAGAGATAAAATGCACCCAGGTCCAAAGTCTCAGGCGGCACATGCAGAGCAAATTATAAAGGCATTCCATGATAGAGCTTGGGTTTAGAAATATCAAAGATGAAGTGAAACATATTCATATCAAACCAGACGATAGTGAGTTAGCAAACGTATGGTTAGCACAATTTGATAGGCTACTAGAAACACATCAAAAAAAGATATTTCAAAAAAATTTTAGTTTGTTAGGAGTTCATAACGACTATCGAACAGTAGAACATATTTGTGATGACTTAGACAGAAGCATTGCAACTATAAATTATTATTCAGACTATAAAATTATAGATAACTTTGATGCATTGCGTTATAGTTGTGATCAAGAGTTATTAAACGTACTTCATCATCATTTTGAAACAGCACAAGGGCAACTTTGGAACCCTAGTAGTGTACTAGCAAATGCTAACGGAAAAACTAGATTGGCAATTTGTTATTTAAATCATTGCTGTCACGAACTTGAGGCATGGTACGAAACAACAGCTATAGAAGCAGACGGATATCGGAATGGTTACTTTTATTATAATCTACTAGGCATACAGGAACGCATTGAATTAGATCCAAAGTTTAAAAAGCAATTTACTAAAGATGTTGAAGACGGTATGGTATATTTGCATTACGCACAAACAGGTAAAACTTGGTACGAAGCATATCTTGATAATGATGATGTAGTCACAGCAGATGGTATTTCCGAACATCGTGTAATTAGCGGTGAATTTAATTTTTACTTTGGTACAGGATATGAACTACCATCAGACGATAAGTTTACAAGTTGGTTAGAGTCAAAGGGTGTTGATCCTAAAGATGAACAACTAGCACTTGGATATGCTCCAGTTGGAAAAATACAAAACTTACCTGACTTAGAAGCACGAGAGTTCTTTAAAGAGTATACAGATTTTTATAGTATTGAGTACAATAACAAAAGAATAGAATATGATTTTAGACACAACGATGAACATTATGTTAATCTTCTTACAGATATATGGGACAAGTGGGGACAATGAGCGTACCTGATTTAGAACGTGCAGTAGTCGAAGTATTTGGCGGCTGTAATTACAAATGTCAAATGTGTCCACAGACTATTGGAAGAGGTAAAGAGTGGACTCGTAAGATGCCGTTTGAAATGTTTGAAAACATTTTAGATCAGTTACCTGGTAAGCCTGTGATCAACTTAGAAGGATCAGGCGAGCCAACAATGGCAAAGGACTTACCACGTTATATTGAAGCGTGTACCAAGCGCGGCTTGCCTAGTTTTATGTACAGCAACGGAAGTTTCTTTAGCGGACACTTTATGCAGGACTGTATTGATGCAGGACTTAGTTTTGCAAGATTTAGTTGTATAGGCTATGACAAAGAAAAATATAAAGAATGGATGGCCGTTGATAATTTTGAACTACTAAAAACAAATGTAATCAAAGCAAAACAGTATATCAAAGAAACTAACAGTAAGTGCGAAATAAGCAGTTACCATTTAATATTAGATAACAATCAAATTGAATACGAAGTTGATCAATACAGAAATAACTTTATAGGTCCTACAGGTACAATAGGATACATATGGAAAATGCACAACTGGAGCGGCAACTACCAACCATTGTATGTACGTGACCCTAGTAAGCGTAGAACATGCGGCAGACCATTTGCTCCAGAGATTACAATACGTTCAGGAGGCATTGGAGGATTAAAAGGTGCTGTAACTCCTTGCTGTCAAACAATGGGACCACCTAATGAAAGTAAAAGTGTACTAGGACATACACAAGTACAAACTATAGAAGAAATATGGTACGGAGACGAATACAACAAACTTCGTAAAGCACATGAAATGAAAGACTTTGATAGTATAGACTATTGTAAAAATTGTGATTTTTTATATGAAGATCCTGAAGTACTAGTTTGGAGCAACGACAAAAAAGCAAGTACAGATCATATGTTAGGTACAAACTTTAGTTTACGTGATTTTATGGTTGACAAAAAATAAAAAGGTAGTATAATAGTAGCATGTATGATATTGTCTTCATAAGTTATAATGAAACAAACGCAGACGAAAATTGGCAACAACTAAAGTCAAGATTTCCTAGAGCAAAACGTGTTGACGGTGTTAAAGGTATACATCAGGCGCACATTGTTGCTGCTAAGAAATGTTTTACTAAAATGTTTTGGGTAGTTGATGCTGATGCACAGATACTTGATACATTTAATTTTGATTATAAAGTTGATGAGTATGATTTAGAAACTGTGCATGTATGGCGTAGTAGCAATCCTATTAATGGTTTAGTTTATGGTTACGGAGGTGTAAAACTACTTCCGAGGAAACTTACAATAAATATGGATCTTACTAAGACAGATATGACTACTAGTATTAGTACATATTTTAAAGCCATGCCAGACATATCAAATGTTACAGCATTTAACACAAGTGAGTTTGAAGCCTGGAAGGGTGCATTTAGAGAATGCACTAAATTAGCAAGTAAAACAATACAAGGACAAAATGATGAAGAAACAGAACAAAGACTTAAGACCTGGTGCGAACTGGGATCAGATTCACTGTTTGGAAAATACGCTATTCGTGGTGCTTGCAATGGCCGCGACTTTGGTTATAGTGCTATCAATTCACCAGATAAGTTAAAATTAATTAACGACTTCGATTGGTTATATGAACAATTTTCAAAACATACCCTGGGATAATATTACTGAGTTTGGCCAGAAAACTCTCCTAAAGAGCCATCTTTTCACGGTTTCGTGGATCCTGGCTAGATTTTGTAATTATTCATGCAGTTATTGCTGGCCATACGCTAGATCTAGTACCCCTGACCATCAGGATTTAGAATTGTACTTAAAGACCATAGATAGTATCAAAGCACAGGCTCGCGCAAACGGGTTTACAGACTTCCATTTTAGTTTTAGTGGAGGCGAACCTACAGCATATAAATACTTTGGAGATGTTATTGATCATTATTGTAATGATAGCGATCCTAAATATCAAAGTATACATATGACTACTAATTTGTCTCCTGGAAGCAAATGGTGGAATAGATGGATAGAATCAACAAGCAAACTTCAGCGTAGAAGTATTACAGCAAGCTATCACGCAGAGTTTGCTAATGAACAAGAGTTTGGAGACAAATGTCTTCAACTTATGAAAGCAGGTGTACATGTTACGATTAATCAAGTTATGGTTCCAGAAATGTTTGAAGATCTTTACGAAAGGCTTAAACGATTTGCCACCAGAGGTATTAACGTCACTCTCAAGCCCCAGTCCGATCCAACCGCCTCCTACGTGGTACATGGATATAGTGAAGACCAGATCACAAGAATGCAAACCGGATTCCCGCAACAAATCCAAGGCGAAACAATCGCTCAAATCGAACTCAAAGATGCTCAAGGAGTAACTTACGAGTTAGATCAAGCAGAACGGTTTAACGCATTTGGCTTTAACAAGTTTAAAGGTTGGACATGTAATGCAGGATACCAAGGATGTGTTATACGTGAGAACGAAGTTAAGCGAAGCTATAGTTGCCATGATGAACCCTTAGGCACGTTAGACGGCGGATTTGAGCTGTTTAAAGCACCATCTAAGTGTATTACTCCTAGTTGTGTAAGTAGTGCTGATAGCAAAATACCAAAGGTAAAATATGAAAATTGATATACAAGACGTATTATTTTGGATGGATGCAATCCGCAATAGCGATGATCAATATCGCACACTTGAAAGTTTTTGGAAAGGGCAAGTAAACAGTAAAGTATGGCTAGCAACCGAGTTATATAAAACAATATCCAAAACAAAGAAGAATAATATAGTTATATACGGTGGTTGGAACGGAGTGCTGGCAAGTATACTGTTTAACAGTCGCCTACCTTTAAAACGCATTACAAGCGTGGATATAGACCCTGTGTGCGAAGATATAGCAAACACAGTAAACAAGCGTTATGAAATGTTAGGTAAATTTGAAGCTGTTACACATGACATGTGTAAGTACGTTACAGGGGCAGATGTTGTAATTAATACAAGTTGTGAACACATAACACAAGAGCAATACGATCAATGGTTAGATAATCAACCTGACAATGCACTAATTGTACTACAAAGCAATAACTATTTTGATCTAGACGAACATATTAGATGCAGTACAGATTTAGATGACTTTACCCGTATGAGTAAAATAAAACCCTATTACAGGGGAACACTCGATATGCCAAAATATGATCGTTATATGATAATAGGTAAAAAGAATGTTTAGTTTTAGTGATTTAAAAGATATACACTTAGAAATTACAAATCGCTGCCAAGCAAGTTGTCCAATGTGTAGTAGAAACTATCATGGGGGACTTGAAAATCCTCTTATCAAAAACAATGACTGGACATTAGAAGATTTTAAAAAGATATTATCAATAGATGTACTTGAACAAATAAATGGTTTTTACTTTTGTGGAAACTTTGGTGATCCTATTATCAATGACGAATTAATTGAGATGGTAGAGTATGCCGCAACAATTAATCCTAAATTAAATATTAGAATACACACAAACGGAAGTGCAAGAAATATAGACTGGTGGACACGACTTGCAAAAGTATTGCCGGATACACACAACGTTATTTTTGCTATTGACGGATTAGAAGATACACATAAGCTCTATCGAATAGGAACAAGCTACAGAAAGATATTACAAAATGCAAAAGCATTTATTGATGCAGGTGGAACAGCAGAATGGTGTTTTATAAAATTTAAACACAACGAGCATCAAGTAGAACAAGCACAGGACATTGCAAAACAACTAGGATTTAGTTTATTTGTTGAAAAGAATAGTAGCAGATTTATTGGCACTCCTGAATTTCCTGTATACAACAAGACTGGAGAAACTACACATTACTTAGAAGCACCTAGTAATAGTGATGTTACATTTATTACAGAAGACACAGTTAAAAATTATAAAGATATATTAAGTAATTCAAAGATAGACTGTTATGTATTACAAACTAAAGAAGTATATATTGATGCATATAAAAATATATTTCCTTGTTGCTTCTTAGCAAGCACACCGTACAACTATGCAAAACCAAATGACATTACAACTACAGTAAGAACACATATGCACGAACAATATTTAGACTTAATAGAAAAATTAGGAAATACTAATGCACTTGAAAATACTTTACAACAAGTAATTGATTCACTTTCTTGGCAAACTGTGTGGAAAAACTATTGGGGTGACGACATGTTAATTACATGCGCAAGAACTTGTGGCCGATCAAAAGAATTGCCTAAGCCCAAGGATCAATTTATTAAAGTAATAGGATTAAACAATGAGTGAAAACTGGTGGTATAATAATAAAGATAGTGAACTAGGTAAGTATCAGCGAAACATTGAAACTAGTTCAAATAGTCCTACATTCTGCGTTTTACCTTGGATACATTTTGCTACTAGGCCCAATGGTGATATGAGATTATGCTGTTCGTCAAATGCTAGTGGCGCAGGAGGAGACCATACTGTTGGTCTTGTCAAAATGGAAAACGGTAAAGCAGCTAACTTTGGCAAAGATACACCTATGGAAGCATGGAATAACGATTACATGAAAAGTGTAAGGACGACTATGCTTGATGGCAAAATACCTGCAAGTTGTGCAAAGTGTTTTCAAGAAGAAAAGGTGGGCGTAGTAAGTAAGCGTATATGGGAAACAGAAACTTGGCGTCGAGATGACGACGGCGTAGATATTCCATACTTAATTGAGCAAACACAAGCAGACGGAACAGTACCGGAAGAATTAGTTTACTTAGATCTGCGACTAGGCCATACGTGTAATATTAAATGCGTAATGTGTAGTCCACACGATAGTTCAAAGTGGGTAGCAGATCATAAAAAACTTATTCCTGTATTACAAGATCCGGAAGTTAAAAGGCAAATGCAATTTGACAGAAGTACATTTAACAATAAGTGGCATGAAAAAGATACATTTTGGGAAGAAATGTATGCACAAATACCTAATCTAAAACAAGTGTACTTTGCAGGCGGCGAGCCTTTAATGATTAAAGAACACAAGATGTTTATTGAAGAAATATTACGTCAAGGATATCAAGATAAAATACTTCTACGTTATAACTCTAATGGATTATTAGTTGACGAAGATCTAATTGAAATGTGGAGCAAGTTTAAGAAAGTTAAATTTGCTGTAAGCATGGACGCTAGTCACGAACGTGACGAATACATACGTTTTCCTACAGACTTCGAAACTGTAGAAAAAACTCTACATATGCTTGACAACACTCCTGACAATATACAAACAAGTTTAGCAACAGCAATTCAAATATTCAACGTAAAACACTTACCAGACTTTATGAAATGGAAATTGGAAAGCGGATTTAAAAAATTAAATGTCGGCGAAGTTCCAGGCGGAGTACAAATGGGCGGCGGCCTAGTTAACATGCACTTACTATACATTCCAACATTTCTAAGTATACAAATTTTACCTAAAGATGATAAAGAAGAAGTTAAAGAACGTTTTATGGACTTTAAAGATTGGCTATGGAAAAACTATAGACAAGATGACGAATATTGGAAACATAATCCATATGGGTGGAAACGTTGGGAAGCAGTTCTTAATCATATGAATGCACAGGACAACAGTCACTTATTACCAGGATTTAAAGAATATACAAACAAACTTGATGCAATACGCAATCTAAATGCAGCCAAGGTATTTCCAGAGCTTGCTCACTTGCTATGATCAATCGTATTGAAAACAATCAAGATTCTAATATGGTGCGTATTGAATATATGCCAGGCAACACTTGTAACCATAAGTGTCATTATTGTTTTCCAGGCAGCAACGAAGGCGACCAGCCTTGGCCAGACGTTAGTATAGTAAAACAAAATCTATCACATCTACTAACACACTATGAGAACAATGGCAAGCCTAAAAGTAACTTATACATTGTAGGCGGTGAGCCTACATTATGGAAAGGCTTAGAAGAACTTTGTCAGTATTTAAAAAGCAAACATAACATTATTATTGAAATGAGTACAAACGGTACTCGCAAACTTAATTGGTGGAAAGCTAATGCAAAGAATTTTGACCATGTTGAAGTTAGTGTACACAGAGAGTTTGCTAATCTTGATCATTTAATAACAGTATGCGATACACTGTATGACTTAGGTGTATTTGTTAATGCTGACGTTTTAATAGACCCAACTGACTTTAAACAAAGCGTGGCTAATCTTGAATATCTAAAAACACACTGTAAAAACAAATGGCCTATTATTGCAAAAATAGTTCATTTTAATGGTCAACATAGATATACTGACACACAACTAGAATATTTTGAAAACGTAATTAAACAATATCCTACACAAGAATGGTTTGATACAGCTAATAAAAAACCTCTAAGAAACATAAAGATACATTCAGATGATAACATCATTACTGTAAACAACGACAATTATTTAATTGCAAATAATTTAAATAAGTTTCAAGGATGGACTTGTAACTTAGGTGTAGACTTTATAAAAATATTTCCAGATGGAAGAATTACAGGAAACTGTCAACAAAAACTATTTGGCAATTTACATGATGATGACTTTACACAAACATATAGTCCTGAGATTAAACCTTTAGTATGCGATAGATATCGTTGCGTATGTAGTGAAGAAACGGTAATAGAAAAATATGCCTGACTTTGATATATTAGAACCTTTAGATAATCTATACTTTTCGGTAGAATGGGAAACTACTTTAAAATGTAATCTAGACTGTAGTTACTGTGGCAAAGATGGTCATGATAATACTAAACCTCATCCTAGTTTAGATGATAGTTTAAAAACACTAGACTTTATGTTTGATTACTTAGAACTACAAATGAAGGATAAACCGCAATACTTCCAACAGCATGTTAATCTAAATGTATTTGGCGGCGAAAGTTTATTTCACCCTAATATTATAGAAATATTAGATTATGCAAATGAAAAAAGAAATGCTGCACCTTGGCAAATGCATATAAGCACAATTACTAATGCTGTAGTTGGCCCAAATCTTTGGAAAAAAATAGTAGATAAAATAGATTATTTTACTGTTAGTTTTCATGTAGAAAGTTTAGATAAACAAAAAGATCAAATAAAACAAAATTTATTATACCTGCAAAATAAAGAAAAAAAGTTTCACGTTAGTATTATGATGCACCCTAAGTATTGGGATGAATGTATTGATATCGTAGAATGGTGTAAAACTAATAATATAGTCTGTACTCCGAGACAAATAGATCACCATTGGTTAGATCGAAGATTTATATATAATGATAAACAATCATCTTTTTTAACCGGAGAAGAACCTATTAGAATAGTAGATAAAATAGGAAAGGTACTGACTAATGGTATAAAGCTAACACCATCTGGAAGATCTTGTTGTAGTAATCAAAATATGTGTACTAACAAATGTGACACAGTTAATTATGTGCAAAATAATTTTAAAGGATGGCATTGTAGCGTAGACAAGTTCTTTTTATACATTAGACAGACAACCGGTGAAGTCTTTACAAATAAAGATTGTAAAATGAATCATGATGGGAAAGTTGGTCCTATTGGTTATTTAAACGACACTCGATCTATTATTAATAATCTAAAAAAAGGAACACCTACTATTATATGTAAAAAGTCTGCGTGTTGGTGCGGACTGTGTGCTCCTAAAGCAAGTAATAAAACGGATTATACTACAATAATGGAAAAATATAAGAGATAAAAACTGTTAAACGTGTTCTTTAAATATAAGTTCCCATTCAGAAACTTTTTTAGCTTTAGGTATACACATACCACATCCGCAACGTGCATTAGGACAAATCATAGGAGTGTCTAATTGAATTTCGTCTAGCATTTGTTGAGTATTTGATAGGTTACCAATTGCACCTATAGTTCCGTCTTTACGTGCTTGGCAAGTTTGATGATGATATACTTCGCCAGTTTCTTGGTCAATGTGTAAAAAGAACCAATCAACCATACAGTGCCAACCTTTAAATTTATTTTCAACTAATTTAACTGGTTGCCAATTATCTTCAACTAATCCTTCTAAGCATCTTCCGCCACAACACTTACGACCCATTTCTTCCCCTTCAGCAGGACGTTGGGCTTTTTCAGTTATACCAATGTCTTTCCAGAACCAGTCTACTTGATCAGCACTGTATTCGTGACTTGTTCGTCGCATAACGCCGTCACTATCTTTAAACCATCCAGCTTGGGTTTCATTACCGTCACCTAATGGAACAGCATTATATTTAATATTATGAATTTTACAAAATTCAACTATTTCTTTTGCTTCTTCGAAATAATCTACATGCATCATTACATTTATTTGTAGCCAGACATGTTCAAGTTCTTTTACTAGTAGTATATTATCAAGCACTCTTTGTTTTAGTACAGGATCAGCTTCAGCATGCCAGCTAATAGTAATTCCGTCTATATATTTTGCTATTCGGTCTATATGCTTCTCTGGCCAAGTGCCGTTAGTAGTTAACCCTACATTGTAACCTTCATAGGTTTTTATATATTTTACAATATTCCAAAACTGTGGGTTAACTGTAGGTTCACCACCTGTAAAATCTATATTAACATGTTGTTGATTTTTTTTATGTAAGTTATACTTTGTAGTCCATTCTTGTATAAAGTTAAATGTATTTTTCATTGAATCTAAAGATGCATGTTTACTTGTATTATTATGTCTACTTGCTAGACAATATGTACAATCGTAGTTACATCGTCTTCCTAGATCCCAGGTAACCATCATTGGTTCTGGATTAATTAAATTAATTGCTGTTGTTGTCGTTATCATTTGTTTATAACCTTTGTAAGAGGAATATCAGCAACACACGTACACCATTTACGTGTACATGTAATAGGAGTAACAGGTGATTCAAAAGTTCCGTTGTATATATTACCTAAACTTCCGCCTACTCTACAAGTAGCACGATGTACCTCTCCGTCCCAATTAATCATTAAACTTTCTAGACCAGCATTACACTGCCAACCTTCGAACTGATTTAACTTGTGTTTGATAATATCGTTAGCATGTATTTTAGTTTCTTCGTCTACTACACAGTTTGCTTTTACAGTTGCCGTTTTACTTAAGATCCATTCTAAGTCTTTTTCTTTATACCGCATATCGTCAAACCAATCGCGATCATCTGCCTCGGTCCATCGTATACGTCTGCACACATAAGGTATATTATGTCCTTCTAATAATATAGCAGCAGCTTTTACATCGTCCATATATTCATGATGACACATTAGATTAACTTGGAACAGCGTATCTTTACTTTCCATATCTAATAGCTGTGTATACCTTAGAACATTTTCTGATGCTCTCATAGAATGTTCGTTATCAAAATGTAAACTAAACACCCATTGGTCAACAGGTTGTTTTACATACCATTCGGGATGTCTTAGTCCGTTGGTTGTAACACTCAGCCATTGTAGTCGCTTACTTGCACATTCTAATATATCATTAATCTTAGGATGTACAGTAGGTTCACCACCAGTTAAACTTAATCGAATAGGTTTGTTTATTTGCTCTAGTTCATAAATGGTGTTAACCATAACGTCTAAATCAGTGTGTGGCGAAAAGTTATCATGTATTTCTGCAGGACAGTATGCACAATCTAAATTACAGCGTTTCCCAATGTTCCATTCAACATGGATACTATCTTGATGTCCCCAGCGACTTTCTACTTTAAACATATTGTTTAAACTCTGGGTTAGCTAATAAAAAATCTTGTCCCCGGGTTTTATCTAAACGTTTGTTAAATTCAATACAGTCTTGCCAATGTGTGAGGTGCATATCTTTTGCTTGTAAGAAATTGATATTATCCTGTATTTGTTGTAGAGTAACCTGTTTAATAATGTCGTTTTCTTTTACTAGTTTATATTCTAATACCTTAGTCTTCATTTGTTCTAAGCGGTTAACAACTTTTGTTTTGAGTAATTGTGGTATAACCTGCGCACTAAGAGCCATTGGATAGTTTACCCTATGCGAATAAAATATAATACCCATTTCTTCTAAGAAGTATTCAATAACTTCATCTATTTGCATAATGTTGTTTGCCTGTACAGTAAATGCACCTACTACTCTACTTACATTAGGAAAGCTCTTAAATACTTTTACATTTTCTTCTATTTCAGCAAACTTGCCGTTGCCTCTAATATATTCATATGTGTCGTGTATGCCGTCTATGCTTACGTTTACAGCAATGCTTTTAAACTTAGGCCAATAGTCGTGTATAGTACGTCCGCCTTTTATACCTAGCGTAGTACCGTTTGTAGCATACTTTAGTTCTATATTCTCACCGTACTGTGCAAGTTTGTCTAGTATCTTATAGTGGTATGGATCCATTAACGGCTCACCGCCTGCAAACTCTACACGTCTAAAGAACGGTAGTAGTTTTTCAAAACTTGACCACCAGTTATCTGAGTTGTCAAATGGTCCAATATATTGTCCTGGCTTGTCTACTAGTGCATCGACTGTTGGTATTAGATAGTTGTTTTCTTTTTTGTAAAATTCAGTAACTTGATCCCAATCTTTCCAGCTTGTACTGTCCAAAGGATTGCACATACGACACTTTAAATTACACAAGTTATTGAGCTTAATTTCCATTGTAGGAAACTCAAAAGGCATGCTGTAATCGTCGTCTAAAGCGTCTAATGCATCAGGGTACAAGTTGACCCTAGCTTCTGGTATTACCCCCGCTGTATGACGCTGTCGTAAGCTCTGTACACCCTGATCTTCAAGGTCAAAGCACGGTTTACATACATCAGGACGTTCGTCATTTAGTACTTGTCTGCGTACTTCTTTCATAGCATCGTTATTCCATGCTTCTTCCAAAGTTTCTTTTTGTATCCATCCAATAGGCTGACTACGACAGCATACTTTGATAGCACCATCTTCTCTTGTAGCTAATCCTGTAAATGGATGCATACAAAATGTGCAACTATTTGACTTTGCCAAGAGCCCACTCCCTTTCTTTACACCAAAAGCAGTTTCCACACTCCGGAACATTGTCACCTGGTTTATATGTTTTATAATTCAACCCTTCAAACTCTCCTTCACAACTTCGAGTAGTATCTAATAAATCTGTAA